ATGCCGGGAATGGAAACCGCCTCCACGGGAATGGAGGCGGCGAGTGAAAGCACGAAGTCCTTCGATGCGGTCATGGTGTGGTGCTCCGAGATGTGCGAGGCGATCAGGTCGAGGAGGTAAAGCCGCCAGTCACGCGGACGGTGAGATCGGCCTCGACCGCGCCATCGACTGCGGCCGAGACATTGAACGAGGTGACATACCCCGAGAAGGCCAACTCGAAACCGCCCGTGCCCGTGTTTGGCCCGAACTGGATCTTGAACTTGCGGAAGTCCGCACCGTTCGCGTAGGTCGTTGGGTTGAGCGCGCCGTTGTTCGATGTCGTTCCGAGGAGGGCGGCATTATATGAAGGAGCGAATAGCGTCACGGAGATCGTGCCCGAGTCCTTCGTGCCGCCGATGAACGACTTCACGGTCGCCGACAGGGCCGAGGTATCGATCTCGGCGATCGAGATCCCATCGACGGAGATCGACTTGATCTCGCCGACGGCGGCGAAGGTCGAGCCTGCCGATCCAACGACGGTTGCGTATGAGAAGGTTGAGCCGGGTGCGACGATTGCCATGGGTTAGCTCCAGGTGATTGCGGTCGTGAGCTTGACGGTAGCGGACGCGGTCACGGCCCCGTCCTGCTCGGCCGAGATCGAGAGGTTCGTTGCGATGCCATCGAAACTTGCGGTGAGATTGCCGGCGGCGAACTCAAGCGAGAAACTAGCGGGAGTGCTATCTCCGCTAGCAGGGACAAGAGCCGTCTTGAAGTCGGCGTAGTTCGAGGGCGCGAAGAAGTCGATCGTGAGCGTGCCTGCTTCGAGCGCGCCCATGATGTACGCCTTGTCCGTGCTCGTGAGGTTCGTGATGTCGATCTCGGTCAACGAGGATCCGCCGACGGAGATGTTAGTGACCTCGCCGACGGCGGAGCCGCCAACAGTAATGATCGTGTTGTATGAGGAGAGTGCCATGCGGAGTACCTCGTTAGGAGTGCATCGAGACTACCTCTAGCGTCGCAAGATATAAACCGTGCGTAGCACCATCTGCGGGCGGTTGGTAGTCGGTCTGGATCGTCGAGACCCGGCTCGCCTTGACGGAAATCTTCACGACCCCGCCGGACGAGAAGTCCTGCGACCAGTCGGCGAAGATCGCTTGCGCCTTCTGGGCGATGTCCACGGAGACCTTCTTGTCGAGCGCGAGGCAATGGAGCGACACGCTCGACCGGGTGAGGGTCGGCACGCCCGAGAGCACCAGATACGGCGCGCTCGAGTTCAACTCGTACACGATCGCCGGGAGCGACCCGTTGTCCTCCCGAAGTTCCGGGTAGATCCGCACCGGGTTCGTGCCGATGATCGAGGTCAGGCTCGCCGTAGCGGCGACCTTGGCCTTGATCGCGGTCTCGATGTTCCAGACGGTTTGTGCACTCACGAGAGATCCTTACTGGGCGTGGACTTGATCCGGCCCCACTCGTTGATGAAGTCCGTGAACTCCTGCACCGCCGATGCCTCGGCTCCCGGCTTGAGCCGCTTGAAGAGGCGGAAGAAGACCCACTTGCCGGGGATGTCCTTCTTGCCCTTCACCCATCCGCGCATCCGGCCCTTGCGGACGATCGAGAAGCCCTTCTCGATGAGTCGCCCGTAGAACGCCCCGCTCTTCCCTGTCACGCCGATACGGCGACCGATGTAGAGCCGACGCTGCTTGGAGCCGAGCGGGATCACGGCAATAGCCGTCGAGACCTTCGCACGCGCGAGACCTGGCGAGACCATGCGGCCGCGCCTCATGTACGGCCAGAGACGATCGCCGGGGAATCCCTTGTCCGTGTTCGTCGTGAGCGAGTTGATCTCGGAGCGCATGGCAGCGGCGATTCGTTCGAGCGTGCGCGTCGCCACGCGCTCGATCATCGCCTTCTTGAGGTTCTCGTCGAGCTTCTTGAACGCCGCGACGAGTTCCTTGCCGCCGGACAGGTTCACGCTCTCGAGGAACGGTTGGGACATCACGCCACCTCCCGCACGGTCACGGTCACGGTCTGCTGCCGCGCGTCGTACTGCTCGATTCCGATGATCTCGAATGTACGGGTGTCCGTCTGGAGGCGGGCCGTCACCGACAAGAGCGCGGCATCCTTCTCGCGCATCATGATCTCGTAGGAGCGTTGGTGTGTGATCTTCTCGCGCTCGACACCCTCGGCGGCAGATGTCCCTTTGAGGTAGCCCCATACGATCGTGCCCACGCCGAGGAAGGTCGGCTCGAGCGAGCCGAACTCGTCGAGATCCGTCGTGCGGTTGAGCACGAGGAACGGCGTTCGCATCAGGCCGGAGCGGACTCGCCTCATGCCATCCTCGGGATCGAGAACATCCGAGCGAGTGACTCCACACCGTGCGGGACTTCGGTGAGCGCGGTCTCGCTACCGGTCTCGCGAGCGATGTCATACCAGTACGCGACCGACATCAGCACGGCCTGCCGGAGAGCCTGCGGGATCGCGCTGGCGGCCGCGCCGTAGCCGGCCGTGTATCCGATCGTCACGCTCGGGATGCCCGGATAGAACCGCGTGGAAGGCCATCCCGAGATGATGTTCGGATTGATCACGATGCTGCTCGGAAGCCTCTGGCCTTCGAGCGTGTATGAGCCTGCCGATAGGACTTCCGTGGTGCCGCTCCGATCGCCGTAGGAGATCGAGGAGACGGCCGAAGCCTTGCCGGCCGGGAGGATGATCTCGTAGCCGAACGGGAAGCGATCGAGCTTCAGCGTGTAAGTGCGATTCACGAGCGGCCGATTCGCCAGTCCCTCCACATAGTTCCTCGCCGCCACGATGAGCGAGGTGATCAGCGCATCCTCGTCCGTGTGCGTCACGCGCAAGTGAGCCTTCGCCTCGGCAATCGTGACAGGCTCGACCGCCGGCGAGGTGGCCTCGACATTCGATAGGTAGGTCGCACCATCAATCGCCAGCATCGCTCGCCTCCTTCGTCGCCTTGCGGAGCCGCACGCGGCCTCGCTCGGGAGTCTCGATCTTCGGCTCGTCGCGCTCGACCAAGCCGGACGCAATGTATCGCGCCGCGTCGGAATCTGGAATCTCGCAGCGCATCCCTGCGGCGTACGCCGTCGTGCTCGTCGAGAAGGTCTTCAGGATGTGGACTCTCATGTGTGCTCCGAAAAGAAGAGGGCGAGCCTTGCGGCCCGCCCTCGTGTGTGGCTAGTTCAGCCCTTGCCCCCTCAGGTGTTGTCATCCTTGAGAGCACGGAAGGCATCGGAGCGCACGACCTTCGCGTCGAGACGCATCTCGCCGAGGTAGCCGATCTGGCCGTTGCCGGCGTACAGTTCGTTCAGCACCTGCACGCTCATGCCCGTGCGCTGCGCGAGCACCATGTGCTGGAAGTCACCGATGACCGCGTGGATCTGGTTGTTGACATTGCCGAGCGCAGGTGCCCAATGCGAGACATAGACCGGGATGCCGAGCAGACGGTCGGGCGTGCCGGCCTGGAAGGAAGGCTCCCAGAGGTACGGCGCGCTCAAGTGGCCGGACGAGCCGATGACCTTCTCGGTCAACTTGCGGACGGCCGTCAGGAACGACTGGCTCGTCACGATCGCGCACGACGGGCTCTTCAGGTACTTCATCGGCAGGCTGTAGACCCAGTCGATGAGTTCGTCGGAGGTGAGCGTGCCGTCGGTCGCGAGCGTAGTAGCGGTGCCGAGCGTGGCGTTCTTCAGACCTTCCGGCTTGTTGGTGCCGTTCCCGTGCCACAACTGGTACTCGATCGACTGGCCGAAGAGGCGACCCATGCGCTGCGCGACCATGCTCTCGACGCTGAAGTCAGCACCGCGAGCCGGAGCGTCCTGCACGAGTTCACGCGAGACCTTGACCACGCGGCGCAGCGAGTTGCCCGTGAAGGTCTTGTTGGTGAAGGTCGGCGTGTATTCAGCGACCGAGCCAGCTTCGCCGGCCCAACCTTCATCGTCGATCTCGGCCGATTCGAAGTCGCCCTCGAGCGTGAAGTTGGTCGTGAAGTTGCCGACATCGATCTTGCGGCACAGGTTGTAGATCGCGGTCTCGAGTTCCACGCTCTTCTGCAACTGCGCGTAGAAGCCGGCCGACGGGAGGTACTGGCCGTCGCCCGAGCCTGCGGCGATCGCGCGAGTGTCGAAGTCGCGGCGGTGGCCGTTCTTCAGGTAATCGGCGAACCGAGCCTCGTACTGATCGCCGATCTGCGGAGCGAAAGAGCGAGTCTCGACGCGGGCCGGAGCCTCACGCTCGACCACGACCACGCCGTGCGAGCTCTTGGCCGCGCGCGAGTTCAGGTCGGCGATCATGTCGCGACGCTTGGCGAGAGCGTCGTACTGCTTGCTCTTCTCCTCGTACTTGTCCTGCATCTTGGCCGCGTCCTCTTCGGTCGCGCCCTCCATGCCAGCGACGATCTCCTGCATCTCCGCGTAGAGGGCACCCATCTTCTCGACGAGCCCCTTGTAAGTGTCACCGTTCATTTTGTTCCTTTGCTTATGAGGTTGCCCTGATAGCGACGATCGACTTGTTGTCGATCAGGTTCCCGCCCACGCGGACGGTCGCTCGAAGAACCACTTGCCCAGTAGCCGCGCGCACCTCGTTGAGCCGCTCCACCTGGAAGCCGCTCGTGTGCATCGCGAGCACATATCGAGACAGATCGACGGCGACAACTGCTCGCTCGTTCGCCGCGTCGTAGTCCGCCTGATAGTTGCTGTATGAGTTGATGTAGGCCGGGAGACCGAAGACCGATCCGATCGATCCCGGAATCGTGGAAGCCTGAAGGAAGGACTGACTATTCACGAAGCCATCGTTAGCGCCCTTGCGGTTGTAGATCCACACGGCGTTCGGCATTGCCGACGGACGCAACTTGACCAGAGCGGCGGGATAGTTCCAAGGTTGCACGGAGAAGTTAGAGCCATCCTCCAAATGCACCTCATTCACGGGCGAGAATGCTTCGGATGAGTTGTAGAAGAGCGGGTAGTTCAGGACTCCCTGCATCTCCTTCTTCGAGTTCGTGTTCAGCGCGGGATCACCGACGAGGATCTGTCGCTCGACTTCGGTCTGCAACTTGCGGACGAGGAAGTCACGCAGCACAGTCTCGGCACTCACGCTACCGATCGAGTCCTCGATCAGTTCCTTCGACACGATCATGTTCACGCCGATCTCGTGGAGATCGATGGCGCGATTCTCGTAGTTCATGTCGTAGTTGGTCGGCGCCGCACCGCTGATACGCCATCGAGGCAGTACGAAAGAGCCTGCCTCATCGACGCGCGTCCCTTCCTCGTCCGAGCTCATGCGGTCGCCCGTCTCGAAGGCATCGTCGTAGTGGCTCACGGTCAACTTGTTCGAGGTCACCTCGACCTTGCGAACGCGACCGAGCACCCACGAGGTCTGCATCGACTCGATGAAGAACGAGGCCCAGTCCTGCGGCGCGAGGCTCGACGATGCGCCCGTAACCCCACGGGCCTCGTAGAGAGTCTGCGCGTCCGCGCTGCTGATCGCGGCGGGGCCGCGGGAGAGATAGCGAAGGAACGCTTCGCGGTGTCGAGTCTCGCTCATATCCTTATCCTCGCATCTTTGGGTGTCGAAGGTCAACGCTTGGGGCCAAGCCAGATACGCCGACGAACCATCGCCGGCGCGGGCGCGCTCGCCGTCCAGAGGTCGAACGAGCGGCGATCGACCACGAGGTCGGTCGCCGGGTTCGCCGGGAAGGTCACGGCCGAGACCTCGTGGAGTTCGAGATCCTCGATCATCCGGTGCACCTTGCCATCCCGCTCCTCGAAGCGATCCGAGCGCACGATGAAGCCGAAGGACATCGCCGAGACCACGCCCGAGCGCACCGCGACGCGAGCGTCTCGGCCGACCTGGGTGTCGATCGGCTCCATCTCGACCACGAGGCCGTGCTCATCCTCGGCGAGCCGGAGGCTCCCGGCCGTCGTGCGAGCGATCGGCATCGATGCGTCGTGGTTCCAGAGGGCGACCACATCCGGCTTCTCCCGGAGCGTCCGCTCGAACGCGCCGCGCACGATGATCTCGTGGGCGTATCCGATGGGATACGCGGTCTCGGTCACGCTTGCGTAGCCGCGGAGGATCTCCCGGCCATCATCCGCACGCACTTCCATCGCCTGCCCGTAGCGTCGCTCCATGATGTCGCCTCCTGCGCGGTCTACGCGCTCGAGAATGTTCGTGGCCCACGAGCGGCCCGCGTCGCCTCCCCAGAGTGCCCACGCGATCCGGCCGGCCGACGGGAAGCCTTCCTCGCCGGGTGCCCACCCTTGGCCCTGCTTGTCCACCTCGTGCCGCGCGAAGTACGAGGCCATGCGCTGCACCGTGTCGATCGAGAGCGCGCGACCGTTCGCGATGTCACGCGCTCGGGCGACCCCGACCTCCGTCCCGCCCCGCCCGTGCTCGCGCCGCCACGCGAGGCCACGGTCGGCCTCCTCGCGCATCGAGGCGTTAGGCTCGAAGGAGTCAGCCACCCTCGGCCTCCGTGCACATCGAGATCGCGATCGCGACCGCCTGATCCTGATCGTATCCCTCGTCGAGGAGCCGACCGATCTTGCCGCTCACGCACTCCTGAACCTCGGGCGAAAGGTCGGCAAGCCGCTTTGACTTGCGCTTCGCGTAGCGGCCCCTCGAGTCCCGAGCGGTCGGAGCCGTAGCCGGCACGGGAGCCGGGGCCGTGAGCGGCGACTGGTCTCCCGCCTTGCCGGCGTTCGGATCCACGATCGCCAGGTTCACGGGCGCGCGAGCCGCATCCCCGCCGTCGATCGGCGCGTAGTTCTCGCGCTCGCGCACCTCGTTGATCGTGAGGAATCCATTGTTCAGCGCGGTCGAGTACGCCGCGAATCGCGACGCTAGGTCGCCTCGGAGGAGCGCGTCGAACGAGATGTGCGTCTCGATCGGCTCGCCTTCGCGCACGAGCTTGCGCGCGCACTCCTCCTCGAACCGCGAGGCCCAGTTCGCGAGGCAATGCTTCACGAACTCGGCATCGGCCTGCTCGGCACTCGCATACGAGGTCTTCGTCGCGTCTCCGACCATGTGCACCGGGACATTGAATGCGGCCGCAATCTGCGACCGACAGAACGAGCGCAGTTCGACGAGTTTCGCTTCCTCGGGATCGACCGAGACCTTCTCCCACGAGTAGCCGCTTTCCAGGATCGCCACGCGGCCGGCGTTCTCCGCCCCGCCCGTGATCGACTGCCACGACTGGCGTAGCCGCTTGAGTGCCTCTTCGGTGAGCGTGCCCGTCACCTTGATGAGGCCCGCCGGCCGTGCGCCGTTTCGGAAGAACGAGGCGACGAACTTCTCGGCCTC